TAGGAATTACTATAGTTGAGTCAGATCCTAATGTTCCTTCAATTCTTAATACAGCATTACGAGACTGATCGGCTGCGCCGTTACTGGCTGTTAATGATGTTGTGGCTCCTGTTGTACTGACAACGACTACACCACCAACGGCTTCGTCAACCATATCAATAACTTGTTGGTTAAGACGATCACCCCAAGAGTTTGCATTTTCGCCATCAGCTTGTTTCTCTAATCTTAATCTTGTTGTATAACTACTAGGCATAATTAATTACTTCCTTTTACTAATGTATTATCGCCTCCAGCTGGTGAGGCATTATTTCTCATATCATCCTGTCTTGTCCTTCTGGCTTCATTTAATAAGTCAGTAAAGGCTCGTTGATACTCTTGTTCCCAAATTTGAGCCGCAGAGTAATTTTTCATAAACATACAAGCTTCCTTCATACTAGCATAAAACAATGCATTAGAACAATATTCAGTAAAGAAATTCTCTTGATGCACTGAGGTAGCTGCTGTTGGTTGAACGATATAAGACATTTCACAATCATAAGCCGACACGGGTGTAGGAGCTATAAGTAAATTATTAAAACCAAAGTTTGCATAATATCTAGGCACTCCCACACTTGTACGTTGTGGCCAATAATCATTTAAATATTCGTCGGTCTTTTGTAATAAATTAATACGTGTGCCATCAGACTTTATAATATTTAAATTTTTTATAATTAATGTATTTACAGGTTTGGTAATAAATGGATCACCGATAACCATGTTTGATGTTGCATATTGCACAACACCATATGAATCTATTTCTCTTGTTAATCTGGCTTCAGCTCTTTCAATAAAAGCTGGGATGTCACCTACAAACTCTGTGCTGGTATCTTCACTTGTTGTTTTAATTCTGTTTACTAATTGGTTAAATGTTATACTCATATCTTCTTAGCCTTCCATATTTCAGAAGTACCACCAAAAACTTTAGGTGTCCATATTCCTCTTATATGTGTTCTAAATCTAGCACTAACTCCTGTTAATACCAAGTTACCGTCACCGTTTATGTTTGGTGATATAACTCTTGTTCTTACTAATGGTTGGAAGTTTGCTTTACCTCCCATACCTGCGTGTATGCTACATTGATAGTATAATGTAGTTGGGCCATCATTCGCAACAAATATTTGTGTGTATGCCCCAGGATTACCTGGAGTTCCTACAGTTTGTACGTTAGTTGAAAAAAGTGTGCTTCTGGCCTCATCCAAATAAAACCTTAATGGATGACCATCATTAGTACTATCGGATTGATCAAAGGTATATAGTGCACGATCTTTGACTAAATTTAAACCATACTGTTGTCTACCGTCTATAAAGTATTTGTTAGCTCCTCCTACATTTACAACCGTTACTTTAAATGTTTTACCACCGTTATATATCACTGGGTTTGCCCCAGCCTCTATGTTTTCATTACCTGTTGCAAATGTCGCCGATGTTTGTGATGGTATAACATTCGTTCCAAAAAAAGCTAAAGCATCTCTTACTACAAATCTTGGTGCTAATCCTGTTAAAGAAACTTTTGGGCTACTAGTAAATGATGTGCTTCTTAGTGTAGTTATTAATGCTACTCCTGTAACATTTTGTGTTTTAACAACTACAGCTGTTGCCGATCGTAAGCTAAATCCTATGCTTGTTCTAGTGGTGGATACACTTGCATTAGCTGCTGTGGCTACACTACGAAGAGATAAATTTATTCCTACATTAGTTACAAAAGCCGTGCCTGGAATAGTTACTGCTACAGAACGAAGAGCAGTGGATAGTGAAACTCCTGTTACTGTAACCGATCGGTCTACAACACTACGGTTCCACGCACCTGAGTTCCAAGTATTCCTACTGTATCCACTAGTAACCACAGACATAGACGATTAACCTCGACTATGAAAGTGTGATAATAGCAGTCGATGCAGCAGCAGCTGGGAATGATATAGTAAATGTACCGTTAGTCGATACTTTATCAGACCCAAAGTCTAAGACAGCAATAGCTTTATTACTATTAGATGAATTATATATTAGTGCTCCTCTAGCTGAGAATGTTGTACTTGTAAAAGATATATCAGAAAAATCGATAATTGCTGATCCACCAGCAGCAGATGTTGCACCGAGTGAAATAGTCACACCACTTAGTGTGCCTCCACCAGAAGCATACCCACCACTTGATGCCACTTCATTAGAAGATGAGAATACAGATGTACCCGCAGATAATGAAGCTGCACTTGTAAATAAAGCTATCTTTAAGGTATCAGTTTTAATCTGATGCCCTTCTTGTAAAACGTCTCTTTTAAAAGAGTTGCACACAGCTTGTGTAATGGCCATTTTTAGTTACCTCTCTTTGTAAATGTTGAATCATCAGGACTCCATCCAGCATCACCAGTTGTAGCTAGTACAGTATCTGGACGTGCATCCCTCAAGTTTTCATCGTCATTAATCCTTGGAGTTTTGTTCTGCGGGTGATCTAATATATTATATCGACCATCCGTTTCCGAAGCTCCAACAACCAACCCCGTCGGCTCTTTGACTCTCTCAGAGTATTTAAATCTAAACCCTGATCGGTCGCAGATAAAGTATGCATACTTACCTCTTGCCATTATAACCTAAACGATGGCTTAATCAAAAGACTAGCTCTTTCTTTATCTGCATACATTGCTGATGTTAATTCTTCTTCGTACATTTGTTTTAACATACCAGCTCTTTCGGATGTAATGCCTGGTCTTTTAATAGACATTTTATAAGCTAAGCCGGTAGCTAAACATGGTAAGAATCTAAAAGGAACATCAGGATCTTGATCGGACTTTGTTATATCTTCAACTCTGTTAAAGCTAAAATATGATAATATAGGTGTGCCACTTGAAGTTGTGGTATCTGGTGTAGGCCATAAATATAATTCAGCTGCATCTCTTAATCTATTGATAGCATACTGTGTTGGTCTACCCGTTTGTGTCTTGTTTGTAATTCTTTGATAAGCTTCCATAGTAATACGTTCTAAAGCTAAGTCTGTGGTTGTTGAACCACTTACTGTTCTATGAACAAGTTCAGTTATATCTATGAGTGAAGATGGTAATGTGTATTCAGCTGTACCACTTGTTATATCCAGTGTGGCTAAGTTTTGTTTCCATAGTAATATACCACGGTTCATCCAATCGATAAGGAGAAGATTGAGTGTACGTCGTGCCTCTAGTGGTTCAAACCCTAACGTCTGCTCACCACCTAACATAGCCATAGCCTCTTCGATTACATCAGCTATATCTAAATTAAATGTTGTTGTGCCTGAAGTTGCCATATTATTTCTTCTTCTTTTGTTTTAATAAGTTCTCAAGTTCTTTGGCTTGAGAAGCATGAGTCTTAGATGCTTTTTTAAGAGCACTTATAATTTTACGTATTTTCTGTGGTTGCATTATAATTACCTATCGTCGAAGTCAGTTCCAAACGATGGGTTTACAGTACCACCAGTAAAAAATTTACTTTTAAGTTTACCACCACCAGCTCTTTTTGCAACTCCTTTAAATTCACGTTTAGGTTTAACATTATCTGTATCTATTTTTCTATCAATACTTGCAAAAGATTTAAACCTTTTATCAGATGCTCTTTGTGCAGAAGTTTCTTTAGGAGAATAGCTTTTACCTTTTCCGGGTTCATATCTTGTATCATATTCAAAGCTTTCTGTAATAGGGTTTACAATAGTAGTATCGAACTCAATTTCTTTGCCCTTAAATGAAGTTCTTTTTGGTTTCTTCTGTTGTCTTTTTCTAGTTTCTTTTGATATTTTTATTTTTTTTTCACTCATGTCTTATCCTTATCCGAATACAAATTGTTAAACGTTGTTTCCCAGTCCATATAACTATCGTGTTGTTCTGCGGAGTGTTCCCACTGTGACGGTACAAAGTCTGGTGGTCCTTCTCCAACAACCCATAGTGCAGGATTGGTTACACGTACACGATTGTTTGGCAGTGCTACTATACAACCTTTATAGGGACCAGATGTTAATTCCAACACATGTGATTGTTTATGTTGTGCTGGATCATCCGATATATAACTGTCGGTATAATCAACCGTAAACATGTACTTACCATTATAGAACTCTCCGGCTATCTTACACAACCACGGACTCGAACTAATTCGATCCATTCTGATGACAGCATGATTACGACTGGAGCAGTCCCAAGGTTGGGCTAAATGAGTCTGTATGTTTGGTGGCCATTCATCAAACGGTGTGTCCCCCACTAAAGACGTTATTGGTATACGTGCCCACATAGCTCCACCGTGGGGATTAGGGTGATCTTCGCCACATCCTGTAAACACAACTTGAAAACTCAAACAACGGTCTGGGATAGTGCACACTGCAAAAGCCAAAGCATGTAGAAACTCACCTTGGTATTTTTCGTGGTTATGTGTGAACTCTTTCCTCACCCAACATTTAAAATGCGGGATGTTAGAAATCGTATAAGCCACTATTTAACCTTGCCGCCTCGTCTCATGTACTTAGAAGTCTTACCGCCTTTAGCCATATACTTAGATGTTTTACCCCCGCCTTTCATTCTGTATTTAGATGTTTTACCACCACCCATAAGTTTGGCTTTACCACCTTTTTTCATTTTACCTTTACCATCAGCTGCAAAAAACGGAACTTTTTTTCCATCCTTCATAACCATTTTTAATTTACCACCACCGGCAGCTTTGTATTTAGTACCTTTGGTTCTACCGCCAGCCATCATTTTTTTCTTTGTTGTTTTCTTTTTCATTACCATTTTATAGTGCTCCTTGTAAGTACATTATTTCAAGTGTTAATATTATTATCGCCGCCACAATCGATACAGTTATAATAATTGTATTTTTGAGTCGACGTTTCTTTTCTGCTAATGCTTTCAAAGTTTGTTTTCTACGTGCTCGTTCATTAGCAATTTCTTTTTGTAGTCTTTCCCACTGTCCCGGTGAACCAAACAATAAAAATAGTTCTCGCATTTCATCACGAATACGTTTGGCTTCCTCTTTTCGAAAGTGAGCTTCGATTGCTGTCTGCTCAGCTCCCGTCAATTTCCCAAGTATACCACCCTTTTTTTCTGCTGCAAAGCTTAAATCAGCTTCGGCTTTTGCTAATTTTGTAATAGGTGCTACTAATGTGCTTAAATCTCTACCGGCTTTAACTGCTGATGATATAGCCGAACTAGCAGTCTTTAATGCTGCAAAAGCTGTTAATGGATCAATCATCGCCGTTTATCTCTTTCTTTTTGTTTTTACCTTTTGTTTACGTCCACTCGCACTAATAGGATAACGAATGGATGTAGGTTTTGGACCTACGTTAGTCTTGGCTCTTTTTCTTCTAACAGCCGCAGCTTTCTGTCCTGCTGTCATTCTATTAGCTACTGCCTTTGGACGACAGACCGGATACTTTCTTTTTGACGACTTAGCTGATTTACGACCACACTTTTTACCTGTGGATATATCGACCCAGTTTTCTTTGAACCATGTCTTTAAACCTTTTTTAGCCATTATGTAATTGTGGTTACTTTCTTTCGTGTAACAGCACCACACCCTTTAGCTATTATTTTAGTTGGTCCACCACCTTTTAATTTAATCTTACCACCTCCAGCTTTACTAGGCTTCGGCCCTCTAAAATCTTTTCTCTTTTTACCACTAGGATCTTTTATCTTACCCGCACATATCTTTGATGCATAGGCATTTGCATAAGCACTTGGATAAACTGCGAACTTACGTTTGGCAGCAGCTTTACCTCTAGGACATAGTTTTGTCATTATTTACCTCTCTTCTTTCTACTAGCACAATGTGCTCGTTGTGAAAAACCTTTTGGGTTTTTGCAGTTAATAGACTTCTTGTACTTTCGGGTCCACTTTTTCTTTTGCGGTCCTTTCGTTACTTGTTGTCTTATATTAGCACGACTTATTGCCACATTAAATACCTACTAATATCTTTGCGATAACTGATGTTGCTCCTGATTGCATAACAACCGTAGCACACACAGCACCAATAACTAACCATTTAACTTGAAAGATAGATCGTTTAACACAACCCATATCTGTTTTAAGTTCAGATACATCTTCACGTAACTGAGCCTCACGTTCAATGTGACGTGTTAATTCAAGTTTAAGATCTGTTAAATCTTTATCAGTCATAGTTTAGAATATCCAACACCACAATAGTAAAGCAACTATCGCAGCTATGTACCAGTGTTTTTTACACGTGGTGCATTTAATTTTTTCTTTTATCTTTTCCCATATCATACTCATGTCTAACATTTCCATCTCCTTCTTGCTTGACAAATTCTTTTGTTTGGTGTCTTTCGACAGTTAATATTATGCATCTTGGCTTGACCCGCAGATCGTGCACAAAATGACTTTCTTCTTTTGGCAGCTTTACTTCCTTTTGCAACTTTACCTGTAACAGCAGTTTTTAATTTAGATCCGGGATTGGCACGACGATAGGCAGCTACACCTTTAGCTGTCATACCGGCACCTTGCTTAGTCGGTCTAAAATTACCTGACTTAACACTAGACTTTATGCCCATGCCCTTTTTCTTTTTACGAACGGCCATGTGCTATCCTACAAAAAATGTACCAGCTACACTAACTCCTGCATTCATAGTAACATGCAGATTTGTTTCGTAACGAATACCCGCATCTTCAATATACTGATCAGATGAACCACCGGCGATTAGTCTTTGTTTCATAATAATTGATCCAGCTGCACCACCGTCTCTTAATACAATGTCAGTTGCTGAAGCCATACCATTTACTAAACTGTATCCTCTAAGTCTGCCCGGGATCGAATCTATCGTAGATGTAGATGTTGCGAATATTGCTTTTATATTTGTTGCCATATTTAATTCCTTATATTTAACAATAAATAATAGGGGCCATTACTGACCCCCATTATCATTTATATCCTAGGATGATCCCGCAGAACCATAGTAAGATCTCCAGTCACTGAAACCAAAGCTATATCTTTCTCTAGCTTTAAATCTCAAGTTACCAGTATCAAAGTCTGGTTCCATCTTCGTAGCCAAAGGTGCTCTTACGAACATTTTAGCTCCGTTAGGAACATCTGTTTTAATGAAGTATGCATTGGCATCTGTGAATCTGTGGTTCACAAAATACCCACTAGGTAGCATACTCATTGAACGGATGGCATTAATATCATTGACATTAGTTACACCATCTTTGTTAGTTGGTCCAGAGCCGTTAGCTGCGAAACCAAAGTGAATAGGTGTAGTTGACAATGTACTAGCTAAGATTTTCTCAGCAGTAAATTGTAAGTCAGGTGGAATGTGCAATGATCTTGCACGTGATCCAATTAAGATATTTCTATCATCCTTAGTATTTTGAATAGCAATCAAGGCAGTTTCTAGTGTTGTTTCAGAAAGATCTGAAGCTGCTAGTAAGTTGTCTTGAGTACCACCCACTACAGGGTGAGAGTTTGAGAAGAACGGTTGTCCATCTCCACCCGGGAACGATGTGCTGAAACCATTGTTAAACACATTAGCAGCTTTAGTCTGCTTAGTAGTTGACATAGCTCTAGCCAAACCTCTTGCACGAATTTTTGCAAATGTGTCATACAAGTTGTCTTCCATAGCTTCCTCAGTTACTGCGAAAGCAAGAGCTACTGTCTCATGTGAATAACGGCTGGTGAATGATTCTGTTGCCGAATCAAACTGTACAGCTGCACCTTCTGATTTAGTTGGTGCCTCACCGAATCCAGTGAATAGAACTTCTTCTTCAAAAGCTCTGTCTGAGTTTTCTACTTCAAATAAAGGAACGTGTTCGTCCTCTATTGAACCATACTCCAATCCAAAGACTGCATTTAATCCAGGAAGGAGCTGTTTTGCGATATTACCTCTATTTATAGCCATAATATTTCCCTCCTATATGTCAGTTATAGAAACGACTGACCCTTTACCGTAGTCATCTCTATGTAAGTTAAGTTTAACCTCAAACTTTGGAAATTGATCGGTTGCATTTTCACCAGGTAGTGTAGACCTTCTAAGCACTCTCAATGCTTTTGCAGCCTCATCTCCTGCTCCGCCTTTCATGCCGAAACCAGAGATACCTGTGATAGTTGAACCAGAACCTAAAGTTACATCAAAGTTCAAACCGACTTGAGTGTCTGCGACAGTCGCATCTGCTTGTACTATATATGTAGCATTAGGGTCATCAAGAACTAAAGCTTTTGGATTACCAGTTGTTGATGAAGTGTCTGCTGGAAAATAGTTACTAAACGTAGGTTGCTTAGTAACAGGATCTACCCAGTTAACACCCATAAAAACTCCAGCTTGTAGATTGCCAGTAGCTGATACTTTATGAATAGTACCGTTAACAATTTTTACTAAATCGCCTTGGAAAATGTTTTCGTCATTACCGTTAGTAATGTCGTACTCATTCATACCACTCGTATTGTATCCACCACCACGCATTCTCGAAGGCTGAAGTCCATTCAGATTTTTAGATGTTGCCATCTTAACCTCCTTCAAAAGTTAGTGTTGTTTATAATAACCAAACACTTTTACTTATCAAAGTGTGTTGGCCTACCTGTGGTAACTTTTGATCGACTGTTGTTAGAGATTGGCATACGAGGATCGTTTTTGCTCATAAGTTGTCTATTAATTGCATCGGTTTGAGATTGTGTAAATTCTTCTACATGATCTCTATACCCTTCGTTGTTTTCCATAGTGTTTGCGGCTAAAGCTACATCCCCACGGATAACAAGGTTGCCTAGACTATTTGCAGCTTGGTTTGTAAAACCAGCACTCATTTCAGGAACATCTTCAGGTTTAACAAAATCCCAACCTTCATATTGTTTCGTCTGAACATTTTGATCATCATATTGCCCCTTGAGAGATACTCTAACCCATCTGAGAACAAGTCCCTTTTCTTTATATCGATTAGCTACCTCTTCAGGAATCTTTAACCAGTTTTGTTTCTCGTAAGTTCCTCTTTGTTTACGAGATGTCGTCTGTGCGGAACGATTCGCAGCTTTTACGTTTTGAGTTTTACTAGTCATATCAATTATTACCTTTCATATCCACGTTATACATTTACAGTAGTGTAGTCATCGCCAGCCTTCTCGACCTTGGCTTTTTCTCTAGCATACACATCAAGTGGCACTCCCATCTTTTTAGCAAGGCGAACATCTTCTTGAGATAATCGTATCTTGCCTTTAGACGAGGCCGAAGTACGTGACTTTCCAGCCACCACTTGAGCAGGTTTTGTCGGATCATCCTGCTCTCCGAACTTATGAGGAAATTCTTTTTTGATTCTCCTCGATACCTCATTATAAAACTCTTTAGTGTTCGGATCAAAGCCCTCTTGTAAAAGTTGTTCATTAATCACTAAAGCACCCTGAGTCATAATAGGATCTTTTTGAAACCACGTTTCATTATCTTCCTTCCATTCAATAGCTAAACTGTTTGGTTTAACTCTTTGTTGAACTGGTTGTTGTGGTTCTTCTTGTTTTTGTTTATTTTGTTGATCTTCTTGATACCATCGTTTTGCATCAACAAATTGTAATTTTGTTGTAACATCAGCAATAGCCTTTTGTGCTTCCAACATTTTATCTTTGTCTCCAGAGTCATAAGCTGACTTGTAAGCTTCTTCAGAATTTTTAAGTTGTTGTTGTAAACTTTTTTCTTGGTTGGTAAGACTAGCTATTTCAGTATCTTTTAATTTTTTATCTTGAGAGTTTAACTGTTCTTGAAGTTGTTGTATTTGTTGTTCAGCTAACAACAACTTTTCTTCTTTTTCTTTACGTTGTTTTACTAATCTGTTAATTCTTTTCCTAGCCCCTTCAGTTTCTATACCATCAAGCTCTTTAGTGGCTTCTACATCTGTGGTTTCTATTTCAACTTCTGGTTCTGGTTCGGGTTTTTTTTCTTCCAAACCACTTAAACCTTCGACAACATATTCAGGCTCTTGCTTGGCAGGGGCTTCTGTTTGTTGTTGTGATTGTGGGTTTGAGATGTCTATTTCTTGATAGCCATCGTCTTGTGATTTATTTTCTTCGTTCATTTTTTCTCCGCAGTTACGAGTTACGATTACGTTAAGTTATTATTATATGTTATTTATTATTTACATCCAAATAGTTTGGATCAAGATCAGCTGGGTCAGGAACAACCATAAGTATCTGGTCATCAAACAACAACAGCATTCTAATACCTTTATAAAAAAACTTATCGCCTTGATATTTACCATAAACAACATAGTCACCAGGTTTACACCATGATCGTCCTTTAAATTTATCGTGATCAGCATAAGCCAACTCACCAACTTTTAATACACGACCAAGAGTCGTTAAATATTTAGCATCGTCTTTGAATTTATCAGGAAGTAAAATACCTCCTTTTGTTTTTTCTCTAATTGCTACAGGCCTAATCAAAACATGATAACCCGGTATATCGGGTAATACTTTCGGGTCAGGGGATTCTTTATTAGTAATCCAATCGTCGTTACCGGCTACAGTTGTTGCTACTCCTGCTGCTTTCATTTATTAGTCTCCTTCTTCTGTGTCATTATATAAGTTTTTTTCTGTTAATTTAATCTCTTCTAAAGCCATAGTCAACCCTTCAATGATTCCAATCTGGTATTTGTATTCTGAAAAATTTTCAGCTGATCCACTAATTATTGTTTCAGTTAAATTATTTTTTTGTTCAGTTAATTGTTTTCGTAAATAGTCTAGGCCGGCATCCATACTTCATGTCTTTCAAATAATTCTTTTTCTGATTCATACATAGCATCAAGATATTCTTGTTTTATCATAGCTTCTTGAACAGTGATTGGACCAGCTGCATCACGGCCTCCAACAATTAGTTTGCCGTGCATATAGATTGATGGTTCGTCAAACTTTTCACCAAGAGCATCAATCATAATTATAAGATCTTTACATAAAGTTTCCATGTATCCAATTTTAATATCAGGATAGTTATTAATTGTGTAATGATCATAATAATCTTTAACAACATTTTTATTCTCTACTATTTTAGTCAGGAATGTTTCGTAGTCTTCAGCTTTACATTTTCTTTCAAGTCTAATGTCCTCTTGCCAATTCCATTTGTTACCATATTTATTTGCTTTTTTTCTAGCTCTATGATGAAACAAACTATGTGCAAATGTCATAGGGTGTCTTAAAAAGGCAAAGGTTTGTTTGTGTGTAGGAGGTGTATTGTGAGAATTATATATTTCATCACCAACAGCTTTAGCTCCTTCTACATAATTAAACAACATCTGTTTTACCCATCGTCCCCCAGTTTTAGGGACATGGATAAACATACTATTTTTAAGTTCGACTGCCATGTAAAAACAAAAAATCTCCATCAGTTATTTCGGGCATTGTTAGTGCCACTTTTCTTCCATGCTCCACATCTGTTATAGTTTGTAAACCTTTACCTCTATGGTTATACATACAACTATAACCTCTATCAAAACAAAATTTAAATGATGTTTCAACTGGATACTTATTAAATTTTGGATATATCTCAACCATTAAATGTGGTTTATGTTTTTCAATAACATCTTTTGCTCCGTTAAGAACATCAAGCTCAGTGCCCTCCGTATCTATTTTTATAAAACAAATATTATTTGCAGATCGATGTTGATTATCTAGTGTGGATACTTCAACAGGGATAGGATATCCATCGACTAAATTTTGAAACGATGAATTAGATAATCGTTTATTATCTACATAAAAATTTTCAGTTTTTGTTTTTTCTCCAATAGCAAGATTGTAAGGACTAAAATTTAAATAATCATCTTTAACTTTACACAGTTGTTCAAACACTTCAGGTACAGCTTCATATCCATAAACATGGTCAGCATGTTTAACAAACCACCTAGAGTATTGACCAACCCCAGCTCCTACATCAAGAACTGTCCCTTTAGGATCAATATATGGTTTTGTTTTTCCTATTAAAAATTCTTTAATATGAAGATCATAATAGTACGGATTAAACACTCGTCGTTGTAATACTTCTTTTGAAAGATTAGGATTAACTATCATAATATTTTAAATGGCTTTTTATAGCCGTGCCTTTAGGTTCTTTAGGAAAATAAACATCGACATGAGATCCACAACCAGGACAACTAAAGTTTGATACTATTAGATACTCCTCCTCTTCTTCCTCAATATCATGATCTCCACCCCATATTAACTCTGTATGACAGTGCCAACATCTCATAATTATTTATCTCCTTGTGGTTTTAAAATTACCTGTAGTGCAATCCGTTCTCCAGTATCAACATGTGTGCCTCTATGCCAACCAAAGTTCGGTTCAAATAATATAAAATTACTTTCATCGGATGTAAAGTGTTTTAGTTTATTAGTTAAGAAATCAGATTGTTGTGTATTGTTTTTAAACTGTCTAGAAAAGTATGAGTTCTTCCGTGCCCACAATGGTAGCTTTGCATTAACAGCTCGTTGTTCTGGTGTTGCCAAAGTGTTTGAGAGTTGATTACTTTTACAAAACAACATTTCAACATCATCAAACTTCCAACGATGACTTTTTGGTATATAAGCAAAAGGACCATTACCTCTTTGAACAGTATTAAGATAAATCATAGTTTTAATATAACTATATTTTGGATCTATATGTAATGTATATAGATCGTTTTTAGGTTTATGTTTTTGATCTGTTTGAAAGTATTCGTTAAATGTATCGTCTTTATCACTGATGTGTAAATTAACATCAGTTATTAAGTATGGTTTAGGTAATAATTTTAAATCGTTATAAATTGTATTTAAAATATTATAAACTTCATGATCAAAAGGAAGTCTCATGATTCTATCCTGGAATCGTGTATCTCTTGTAGGCTGTGTTTTTTTTAAGTTTACTATATCTTTTTCTAAAGAATCAACTAATTCATCCGTGTTAATAATAGTTTCATAACATCCTAATTCACTAAATTTATTTGGTCCTTTGTAGTTTATTGTTTTACTAGCCTGTAATAATGCAAAACCAGATAAGGCTGCTTGTAGTTGTTTTTTTAAAATAGGTGAAGGCTCTAATTGATTATATAAATCATTAACACCCATTGAAAATAAATTTATGTTTGATTCTTGTAAAGCTCTTAATAACGTATCGTAAATTTGAGGATAGTCATTATTAGTTGGTTTGTAACCTTCGTCATCAAAACTAACGGCAGGATCTGGGAGAACAACACCGTGGTTAGTGATATAATCCATTAGGTCGTTTTAACTCTGCCACCAACTCTCATAGCTACTTTTGCAAATCTTTCATTTTCTTGTTTTTTTACATCAGTATGGTGGAGTTCATTGTAAAGTTGTTGAGTAGCTGCTGTTAAAGTTTCATAATCATCAGCCTCTAATATAGCTTTCATATATTTATCACTACCCGGCTTTTCAAATGTATCAGCTAAAAATAAAACTGTTTGATCATCCCCAGACAGCTCACGAGCATCTTTAGCTTTTTCTATAGAATCCGGAATGTCTTCTATACCAACTCTGTCAGCTATATTTTTATATCGTTGTTTAGCTGTTACGAGTGATGGTTTTGTATATTGAAATAATCCCGCAGCTGTGCTTTTTGGGTTCTTAGCTTGTGGATTTTTATCACTTTCCATCTCAGCTATAATTTCTGTAAACACGTCTAAATTAGATTTAGCTTTATCTCTGTCTTGTATTTGAAGTCTGTTAAAAGCTTCATCAATAATAAAATTTCTTGTCATAATTTCTGGTACCTCTAATCCTTCTGTTGTCGTTCCCTCTCCTACAGTTTTAGGTATATCACCAAAAACTTCTTTTGACAACTGTTCATCACTCATCTCAGGAGCCGGTGATTCAGTAGGGGTTGGAGTAGGCATAGGGGAACCCATATCTCTTGGTTTGTCCATGGGTGGTGCAACATTAGCCACAAGGCCGCCTCCACCCACCGCATCAGCAGCCAACATCATAGCTTGGGCTGCCTGCATTCCTGGATCAGCTATATTAGCTGTTTGTTGTCCCATTTTACTACTATCAGCCATAAATGAAGCTGTTGGAACAGAACCACCCGGTGCTAAATTTATTGGTGGTTGTTTTGCATCTTGTTGTCCTACTAATTTAAGTAAGTCCATAACAACTTTAGATGTTAGTTGATCATTATTTTTCTTTTTAGCATCTTCTATTTTAGCAGCTTCAACCATAGCATCAATGTCAACTTCCTTAGATTTAAGATCAAGCTCTCTGTCTTTAAAGTTTAACTCAGCTGCTGTTTTTTGAGCATCTATTCCTTTTTGAACTTTATCTAATTCAAGTTGTTGTTTTTGTAAGTTAAGATTTTGTTGTTCAATACTATCTAAACCACCTTGTGCTTTTAGTTTGTTAGCTTCAAGAATCTGTTTGGCTGACTCGGACATAATCATACCCATTGTAGCTCCTTGGTCTACCTGACCTTCTTGAGCTTTCATCAATCCACCCATTTGTTCTTGGAATCTTAAAACCATGTGTTCTCTAATGTTAGCTAATAAGACTGGAGTTACTTGTTTCATAACTGGGTTAGCTCCGTTGAGTGGGTCTTGCACGTAAGCCGACTTCACCTGTATGTGAGCATCGTGGTCCTGACCCGGGAAAGCTTTTATTGGTTTACCTTGTGTAGCCATCATAATATCAGCTATTGGATCTTGTGGCTGAGCTGGTGGTTTTTCGATAATAAATCTTTCAGGATTATCTACATTAGCTGATGTTAATACAGATTTATACACTTCTTTCATATTGAATGTACCCGGAGTTGCTTGTGATGCCATTTGAAAAATTAATTGTGATTGAGCTAATCTATGAGCACTTGATGGTATGTTTGGATCTGATACTGGAAGAATATCTACTCGTCCATCAAAATCTTGTTTTTTAATTTGTGCTTGACCTCCGACTACATCATAGGGATAATCAGGAGGTAAGAACTCGAAATTAATACGAGCTAATATTTTAAACTCGTCTCGTTGAGACTTGTGGAGTCGTTTGTGAATTGCTGAAAAGAACTTACCTGATGCTTCTAATAATGCTAATGTCGTGCCAACCGGACCATAGTTCGATGCATCAGACACAACCTGTTCTGTCGTGTCAGCAAACTTCTGACCAGCTGTTGCTAAGAATCCAAGCATTTGAAACAGAACTTGTGATGGTTCTTTATAGGGTAGGGGCACTATCGACTTGTTTAAATCTATACCTGTTGACTCAACGTCCCGAAATTCTCCGGGCATTATTGGTGAGTTATCTCCTACTACACGAACCCCTCTAGCTTTAAACCCACCCGGTAAGTTTGCAAACTGTCCAGCATCAACCAAAGCTCTCATTGCCGCCGTAGCTGACATTGTAAGATTACCTAAGAAATGTATTAGTCCTAGTCCGTAGAAACCAAAACCCGGTACAAATTTATAACTAACAAAGTGTTCACGTTTTATATAACGAGAATCACCATCGTTCCAGTTACGTCGAATGCTAAGAATTTTTTTACTGGATTTATCGACTGTAACGATGTATGGCCAAGCTTCACCACCGGGACTATTAAATGGCTCTGGTAAATTTAAGTATAAGTGCTGTTCTAATAAAACGTGTGTTGTGTCGTATGGCTGTTCATCATAAGCTGATAATCCCATAACCTGTTCAGCTTTGGCTGTAATCATGCCTCTTTCTTCTTGTTCCGGCTCACCAACTTCAACATCTCTATACATTCCTGCATTCATGTCTTTTTTTAAATCGTTTGATGATCTGTAAATAACGTGAGTGTATCGATCAGCTCTTCGAAGATCAGGAACTAAATTTGATACATGAAACTGATCAATAGGAATAAATTCTGATATTGGTCGTCCTAATGTTTCATCGTAGTAAACTTTTTTAACAGCCGTACCGATTAACGGTAAATGAAATAATAATCTTTCTGTCTCATCAAAATACTCTGGCATTTCTTCCGTGAGTTGATAATTCATGTAATCTTTCACACGTTTAGCTTGCTGTTCTTTTACCGGAGTTAAGTTACCTAGCACTTGTGTTTTTACTGGGCCTTTACTCGGAAATAATTCTTGAGCAGCTTTTGATTGAAATTTAACGGCATTCTCAATAATTAACGGATGTGTTGCTGTACAAGCACCATCAAATGGTTCTGTTGTTTCTTGTAATTTTAATCCTAATAAGTCAAACCCACGTTCAAATGTTTGTTCCCATTCTTGTCTTGACTCTTCATCAGCTTTAAAATTATCAAAGACGGTCGTTGATAAATCTGTTAAGTCTTCTTCGTCCATGTATTCGGCAAGGTTGCCATAAAAATCTTTTATTGATGCTAAAACTGTGCCGGCATTTTCGTTTAAATCAACGGATATTTCTCCTGTGGTTGTATCAACATCAACAGCTACATCTTCTTCTTGTTCAGGATCTACGTTAACATCAACACCGGAAAGACCTTGAGTCATTTCTTTTACATCGGTGTTTACTTTTTCTATTTTTTCAAAGGGATTTTTTTCTACTGCCATTATTACTCTCTAAATATTATTTATGTTCCAGTACGTTGCTTTATTCTTTTTATAAATATTTTCGTCTTCACTATTATAGTTCGGATCGTATGGATGTTGCAAGTGCCATGATTCTTTAAGGTATAGCACAGCCATGACCATTGAGTCAACCTGATCGTCATGAGCTGCATTGGGAAAAGATATAGCTTCATCAAACATAGTCTGTGCCCACGTTTTATTAGGTAACCATACTCGACCAGCTTCAAGTAAGGGTGATGCCGCATAAGCTCTCGAAACTTTATCTCTGTCCGGTGTGTATTCAAGTATTGGTAAACCAGCTCGTCGTAGATCTTGTATCAACGATTGTCCACTGGCTTTTTTTTCAATTACAATTAAGTCTGGTTGGTGTTCTTCAAAACTATCTTGAGCTGTGCTTCTTAGTTCTGGATACTCCAATCGATCTCTAATGTTACCTAATAAAATTAAATGTCCTACTTCATACTCTTTGCCTGAACTATCTTTTTCCATTTGTGTAAATATGCCCCACGTTTGAATTACACTATAGTCAGCTGTTGTTCGAGTTGAGAAAGCTGTATCCATAGTTTGTATAATAAAATCACAATGAGGTGGTTCTTCTTCTTTCCAAATGTTAAACCAGCTCTTTTTAAATATACCACCTTCATCTGGCACGGGATTTTGCATGTACAGTGATTCCCAATACCGTGAACCGTTATGTCGTCGTATCTCCATCTCATCATTTTTTAAAACTTCTTTTGGTTTCCATTCCGGAAAATATGATTCGCCTACTGGTATGTTTAGTAATCGGCTACTGCTTTCATCAACCCATGCCGGTATTCGTAAAACATCCCATGGTATAGTTGAGGCCCCATCCCCTTTAGCATCACTCTCACAAGATAATAACCACCCACAAATATCATCTTCATGATACCGTGTGTTAATAATAACTATAGAACCATTCGGCATGAGTCTAGTTCGTAAACCTGCCGGATACCATTCTTTTATATATCGTCTACCCGTTTCACTAAAAGCATCTTCTTCTGACATCACATCATCTAGTAGAGCTACGTGTGCACCACGGCCAGCTATCTGTGTTCGTACACCAGCAGCTACATACACACCATTTTGGTTTGTCTGCCACTTTCCGGCAGCTCGTACGTCCGATCGTAACTTCACTCCTCGAAATACATTTTGATATAAACCCGAACCTACCAAATCCCTGACGGAACGTCCAAAATCTGAGGCTAACGTATCAGAGTGAGATACCGATAAAATTTCATGTTGAGGATGTCTGCCTAGGTACCAGGCCGGAAATAATTTTGAACAGATAACAGATTTGGAACTACGAGGTGGTAAGAATACCATTAGACGTTTGAGTTCTCCTTCTTCAACCTTTTGTAATTTTTCACTAATAACTTCAATATGTCTACCCATCTTGAAATCAGCTATTAACTTTGGAGCAAATGTTTTTACAAAAGCTAAAAAGTTATCTTTGCTTTTAACAAGAGACTGAACGGCTAATTTCTGAAGAAGTTTTTTTTTAGTTGTTTCGTCAGAAGCTAACTCACTTATCGGTATCTTTGGATTTTCCACCTTTTACAATCTTTAATCCTACAACATCTGCCAGACGTTCTATGTCTTTGTCAGTATCGTTCGTTAATAATTCCGATGTTGTAATATTTTGTTCAATTTTAGAAACATCGACAAACATACCCAAATGTTTCCCAATATTTTCTAATGATCGGTTAGCATTTGTGTGATCACCTTCGGCTATGGAGTTTTGATACACTTCATGCATCTTTTCCAGGACTTTTTCTTTTGTCCAACTAATACGTTTCAAAGCTTGTTCTTGATATTCCTCAATACGAGCTTGTACTTTTTTATTATTAAGTAGCTGGCGGGCACGTCGGCGGGTTAGTCCGTTGGTGTCGTCTTCTTTATACCCAGCAACCTTGTAGGCATTGAGTTCATCACCGGTAGCTGCGTATTCCATACAAAATTTTTCCTGCATTGGAGTCATGCCTCTGGGCAATGTGGATTTTGCAAACATTTTATGCTTGGCTGGTCGTTCTAACATCTCTTCTTTTCTCCTTTCGTACTCTTCAGGGTTTTTTCTTTTTAGGGTAAGCATACGACGTCGTTCAAGTTCCTGTTTCATCTCGTAGATTCGTCCCCCTTGTCTTGTTTTGTATGTCGCAGCTGTTTCTTTAATTAAATTTATCAGCTCTTGTTCTTTCATACGACCATACAAGACATGCGGTCGTGGATTCTTTCCCTTTTTTGTCATAGTGTTTTACTCCTATCACTATTATTAGTATACCTGTAGTAGTTTAGGTAGCCAATGTATCACTGGAAAGGGGGCGACTACCTAAACTTTATAGACTATAAGTTATTTGTTGACGAATAACAAGTTTTAAATTAGAATGACGGCATATTTATGAGGCCTGAAGATTTTTTATATACACCCATGGTTTTATTAGACCATCGATTAATGGAATATCAATTTTGTATGCAAAATATTGTCAATCCTAAAGGACATTACGTAGAATTTGGAGTATACCAAGGAAAATCTATAAATTATTTGGCTAATTTAAATAAAAAAATTACATTTCATGGTTTTGATAGCTTTGAAGGGCTGCCAGAGCAGTGGTTCATGGGCCATAAAGTTATAGAAAAGGGACATTTTGCTGTATCAGAGCTACCAAAAGTAGTACCAAACGTGGTTTTACACGAAGGTTGGTTTGAAGACACCATTCCTGTGTGGAAAAAAGACCACAAACGACATGTGTCGTTTATAAATATTGATTGTGATCTCTATAAATCTACAAAAACTGTACTTGAATTGCTTAATGATCAGATAGTAGCTGGTACGTTGATACGATTTGATGATTTATTACCATCACCTATATCACCTTATCCTAAATGGGAGGAAGGGGAATGGAAAGCTTTGGTTGAATGGTGTGTAAATTTTAAGAGAGAAGTTGTCCCGTTAGCTCGTTCATGGAAACAAGGGTGTATTATGAAAGTTACGTTGTGATTACAACAAGTATTGGACGAACATTTATCTATACTTGTGGTCATATCGTTATAGCCATTAATGTTGTCTATTGGCTAACGGGGGCTTCATTGCTTGAGTCTGGTATTGTAGCTTTAGTAGAACCATGTATTAATGGATGTTGGTATTATATACTTGATAGATATTGGACAACACGGATGAAAGCACTAGATGGCTGAAAGAATTATGGATCCAAACAACATTCGGCCAGATCATTTAGAACGATATAACTTTGCCTGTAAGAAACTTGAAGAACTGACCGAACCAGACCACGTTCTTGATATTGGTTGCGGTATTGGCTATGGCTCTGTGATTATGCAAAACATAATGTCAAGCTGGGTAGACTGTATTGATAAATCTAAAGAGGCACACGAAGTATTTTTAAAGTCGTATGATAACAAAGCTCCTAGAGTTAATTATATTCTACAAGATTTTACAAAGTTGAAGAAAGGGTTATTACGAGATAACTATGATGCTGTTGTGTCGTTTGAATTTATTGAACACATACCACCTAATTTAGCTCAAAGTGTATTTGATTTAGCCGGAGAGAAAACAAATTTATTTATCTGCTCATCACCGAACGAACGAGTAAGACCACACCAGCTCCCTCCGGTCAATGAGTTTCACTACAAACACTACACCCCAGAAGAGTTTGAGGCTATGGGTAAACAAGCTGGGTTTACCGATGTTGATTTCTTTTGTCAGACTAGTGGGAAACACTACGACGTACGGCCGGGCCTCGAAGGAGGCAAATTTATGATAGCTGTATTTTCTAAGGGGGCGATGGGTACCCTAGATTTTAAAACAAGGGGGCCTATTCTACACAAAGAAAATGTAGTATAAGTCTGATTTTTGCTGAATTTTTAAGAGTTTCATATGACATATACATACACACTGTAGTGTTTTTCTGTGCCCCCTCAGTCGTATTGTGGTAGAAGTGCAGTCGTAAAAAAAAATAAAAAAAGTGTTGACAAATATTATGGATAGGGTACACTATAATAGTAATTTTAATATTAACTTTTATATGGAGAAATGATAATGAAACAATTAGAATTACCACTCAAATTTAAACCTAATACTTACGAGAGTTATACGGATATTCAGAAGAAAGAATATTGGTATGCTAATTACTGCATTCAATTACAGAAGATAGATACGGCAGTAAGAATGCTAAAAGGTCTTATAGACCAAATAGACTACGGCATTGAAGTGCCTGAAAGTGCTTGGTCTAATACAGCCGTTAAAGGTCGTATCAGAAAGATTTGCAACGATTTAAAAGATAAGTAAATCTATTTCCTTCCTAAATGAAAACCCCAGAGTAATCTCTGGGGTTTTTTTATGGAGAAGTTTTTTTATTTGTAGATGTTCTCGGGATCTCGAATCCAATAGTAGGACATAATTATCGAGCATACTAGATATAGGATCAGGCATCCGATGAAGATCATACTATCGACCGGTAGGATCTCAAGTTGGATCGGATAGATCGTCCCGAGTAGAAAAGAGATCGCCACGACATTCGCCATGGCAATCCAAAAGAATATAGTGTTTAATTTAATCATCATAAAATTCTTCCGGTTCATTAATGTATCGCATAAACCCGTCTACTAACATATCAAAGTATCCGGCTTCGCAAACAAAACTTTTGCCCCACCATTGTAGGTCGTCAGCCACATAGTTATCTACGAAATGTTTAGATTGTTCGGTTAATGGTTCAAGTAGAATAACTGAACCATGATTCTGTATTGTAAAATGTTCTGTAATCATATCATTTCTCCTATTCTGATTATTATTACAATTATAGAGTAGCACATTAAAAAGCTATGTCAACCCCTTATTTATTTTTTTTGTCTTGATATAAAGCCCGTGAGTGAGTAAATAGACTAGCCGGAATAGTAAAGTACAAAGAAAAAAACGGGGTTCACATCACTACCCAAGAAAAAAACAAGGCACAAAAAAAAGCCCGTAGAAATTAATCTACGGACTTTCGTTGGAAGGAACTTTAGATTACTCGTCCATATACATCAGGTCTTCATCTGTGATGCCCTTCTTGGCACACCACTCATCAAACTTCTTCTGCGAAGACCAAAAGCCGAACTGATTATAAAAACCTTGAGGGTTGCCACCTCTTGTGGTAATCGCCTCGTCAACATTACCAGCTTCTAACTCTGCTAATGCTTGTTCATCTAATTGTTCTTGTGTTAGTTTTGGCATATCATTTCTCCTTTCAATTTTATACTACCAAAAAAGAAACCCCGTGTCAACATAGGAAAGACGACGGGGCTTCTACCATTTTGGAGAAATGATTTTGTATCACTACCACAATAGCACACATATGTCAAGAGAAAAAAACGGGGTGAATACAGCTAGGCAAGAAAAAAACCCTATTTAGAACCATTCTAAAGTAAATAATATAAGAAAAAAACGTGGATTGTCCAGCAAAATCAATGGTTTATAGGTGTTCCATATAATTTTATATTTTTTGTTGACATTGGGTTCATATAGGGGTATGGTAGTAGTCATAATATGTATTAATTAATAATATCAACCATTTATAGGAGATTTGTAAAATGAAACAATTAGTATACGAACACGAGTTTATTAACGATTTAATATCTGATGATTATGCGAGTTTTACTCGTGAGGGTGCAAAGGAATTATATGAGCATTTGATAGATTGGGAAGAGGACACGGGCGAAGTCTACGACTTTGACAGAGTGGCAATCCGTTGCGAGTGGTCAGAATATGACAGTTTGGAAAAGTGTTTGGAGAATTACGACAATATCAAAACATTTGATGAACTTTGTGACCATACAACAGTTTTAAAAATTCACGACTACACGGGCAAGGATACGGGTAGAATAATGATAGCAGATTTTTAAGGGGGAAATCATGGGTAAAGTTAAAGAATATTATTTTGAAAAAGAATCTAAAGACATAGAAGAAGCTATAAGAAATTATGACTATCCGGACGGGCAACCCGTTCCAGATGCTCGTTTGGTGGCTTTGGATATATTTGAGGACTTAAAACCACAATTTCACGACATAGAAGAAATACAAGACGGTGTACAATTCTACTATGACGAGAAATTATGTAATCCATAAACAAATAGGAAAGGGGTAAATTATGGAAAATTTTGTTGATGATATAAAGAAGTTGGAGGATATACGACACTTCTTAATTAAAGCAAGTACGAGCAACAATGCTGATACAATCAATGCTTGTAATGGTCTTGCTCTTGAAAAATTAAATAAACATATTGAAACTAAAGTTAGAGTTATGAGCCAATTTGAAGAAAGTGAGGCAGAAAAATGAGTTTAAATGTAAAAAATGTAAGATACTTTAGAACTAGACGAGGTCTAGGATATGAGGTCAAAACTGATAAGGGCACTATATGGAATGACGGAAATGGTGGTGCTACTTATTTTGAAGCTGACTATCCTAAATACCACGATAAAGATTTTTCACATCTAACGGAATTGGATTTAGAAGCTATCATTGATAAATACGAGGGGGTAGAAAAATGAAATGCTACACAGTAGAATATAAAACCACTAATAAAATAAAAGAAAGAGAGTTTAACGATTTGTCTAAAGCCCACGAGTTTGCAGAGGTGCAAGGCATGGAGGGACATGACGTTAGAATTTATGACAACACACGAGAAAGCAGAAAAATAATTGCTGAAGATTGGGGGGTAAGATGAATAAAAAATATCTTGTAACAACTTATGCTACTGCCGAATGGGAGTGCATTGTAGAAGCTGACTCTGTAGAGGAAGCTGAAGAAAAAGTTTGGGAGGGGGATTATGATGAGTTAAACAATGGTGACCCTATCAAAATTGAAGATGAACAAATAAAATCTATAGTGGAGCAAGAGTAATGACTAAATTTTCATTAATAACATTTCAGATAACTAACGGAGATTGTCAACATTATGAATACTCGTTCTATGAACGTAAAAATAGAGCCGGAGTTAGTGATAAAGAAATCATTCAAGATTTTATAGGTAGTGAAGTAGAAGTAGACAAAAATGATGAACATTTGTTTTGGTTTAACGATTGCAGAACTATTGAAATCTATGGAATTGACCCTATAACCTATGTGGAAATAGGAGTCTTTAAGAAATTTGGAGTATTGTGATGCCTAAAATAATAGACATAAAATCAAAAAAACCATTTAAACAAACTAAACTTTGTGATGACCACCAAATTGAGTGGGTGGTTAAAGAGGTGGTAAAGGTGATAAAGAAAGCTGATGCTAAAGGGTTTGATGCTTTCAATACGAGCAGAGGACTAGCACAACTATGTGTAAGTTATATACACGACTCTGCACCTGATACACTATCAGCTCAACATTTATTATTAACAACAATAGGCATAGAACTATCCCAAAAAGTAGAAGAAAGATTGGAGGATAGAGATGACCATTAAAGATGAATTAAATAGAACAATGGCTGAACCTAAAACATTTAAAGAGTTTATTAGATGGTTGGAGGTATGGTCGCCCGTTGATTGGGAAGAAATGCAACGATTTGAAGATGAAGCAGGTGCATCAGTATGGATTAGATTTGATTTAGACAAGGAGGAAGATGATGAGTAAAAAATATCATATTGACTTCACAAGTTTGGTAGTTGATCACAGAACTTATGAGAAACTAAACTCAGATAAATTTCAATACTCAAATCGTAAAGAGTTTATAAAGAGATTAGTTGATGACGATATTATAGAGATTGTTAACATTGAAGAAGCAGATGAAGATGTCTCTATAGATAATTTTAATTTTTATAAATATTTTGGAGAAGAGTGATGCTTGAGGCAGTAATAGTAACCATATGGGTTGAGTTAGCTGACGGCACATTGAAGTACAAAAGACTAGGAACGACCACGGATTGTGAGGGAGTGGCGACAAAACTATTTGAAAAGTACGAGCAAAATTCCAAACGACTAGTCGCCGTCAAATGTGATACAGCAGAAAGTTTAAAATTAAAAGAAGAAACATTTAAAGGATTATATCCCTATGATAAATAACAAAATAATTATGTATATTGATGACGAGAACTATATTGTAGAGGCAAATGGCAGGAGAGCAACTACAAGTCAAGGGGTACACATAAAAGTACCCTCAGATTACATCAAACATTTTACACGACTTAAAAATGACAGATAAGATTACAAATATTGAGACGATATATTATCTGTTTTTCTCTGGCTTGATGTCTAAATCAAGAGCAAGTCAGCAACTTAAACAACTAAATGCCCCAAACTACGAAGAAAGACTTTTGACTCTTGAGGGACATAGAAAGGAAAGAGTAGCCAATGGGCGAAAGCAATTTATATAAATTTTTAAAATTATGTTATGGATATTTTTGTTTTTTTATAATATATTTTACAGTAGGGCTTTTCGGAGTATCAATATTGAATAGTATTTTTAACTTTATGTGATGACTTCGTATATGGATAAATGGACGGCGAGAAGAATAAAATTTTTAGATAAAGTCATAGCATTAGACATAAAGCAATTTAAGACACAAAAAGAATATGCAGATAAGGTATTAAAAATGTATGATGATATAATGGGTGGCAGATGACACCACAATGGCTCAGAACTTTGACACTATACTCAGTAATACTCTTGGGTATCGTGTTTTTCCTTATAAGTATAATATAGGTATTACTACAACAATATACTAAAGGTATCCACATAGACTCCTATGTATACCTATAAATCCTAAGTACACCTATGTATTCAGCTAGGTATACATATAGATACTCATAGATACATATAGTTCCCCTCGGGAGATAACCCAACCTACCATGCTTTTTTCCTGTTGACAACCCCTCCCGTGTATTTTATAGTACAATTTGGGAAAAACGAGGTGTGAAAGGGGGAAAAACATGGAACACCAAACAGACTCTAAATTCATAAAGCACATACCGTGCGACAACTGTGGGTCATCTGACGGTAACTCACTATATTCAGACGGACATACTTACTGTTTCGTATGCAACACACATACACCCGGCGACAACCCGGCCCCTGTACCTAAACAGGAACCACCGAAGCCACAAACCCTACCGAACGGCATCATTGATGAACTGACAGATCGCCACATATCCAGGGAGACCTGCCAACGATACGGAGTGAAACACAATCGTGTTGACACACAGATCAGCCGTCACCTCTATCCGTACACCGACAAAAACGGGAATCACATCGGGACTAAAGTCAGAGATACCCAAACCAAGGACTTCAAATATATAGGCGATAGCCGTAACAGTATACTTTTTGGGCAGCACATCTTTGCCAAGGGTGGTAAATACATAACTATCTTCGAAGGAGAAGTGGATGCTCTGTCAGGCTACGAGATGCTCGGATCACGATGGCCGTGCGTATCCATCAAAAACGGTGCTCAGTCAGCTGTATCAGACTGCCAGAAGAACTTTGAATATATCAACAGCTTTGACACGATAGTCCTCTGCTTTGATAACGATGAACCCGGACGTAAAGCATCACAACAGGTTGCCGATCTGTTTCCACCCAACAAAGTCAAAGTCGTAGACCTCCACCTCAAAGATGCAAACGAATACATTGCCACCAATAACCGTAAAGGATTCACACAGCTCTGGTGGGAAGCTCGAGACTACACACCGGAGGGTATAATCCTCGGAGAGTCAACGTGGGACTTGATAGAAAACGAGAAACCACAAGAGTCCTTGCCCTACCCGTGGCGGGGTATGAACGATATGACATACGGTATGAGAAAATCAGAACTCACCTGTTGGTGTGCCGGCTCGGGTATCGGCAAGTCTAGTGTTATGCGAGAACTAGCCCACCACATTGTAAAGAACACCACAGAATCCGTTGGCTGTCTATTCTTGGAGGAAAGTGTCCTCCGCACAGCTAAAGGACTAATGTCTGTTGAGGCCAACCTCCCCCTACACCTACCCACAACAACGGCCTCAATGGACATTAAAAAAGATGCATGGAATCAAACACTTGGCACCGGTAGAGTCAGATTATGGGATCACTTTGGTGCTACAAACATAGATAATGTCATTAGTAAGATACAATATTTGTCCTCTGGACTAGCATGTAAGTACATAATTGTTGATCATCTGCATATGATTGTCGGTGCTCATGAGGGTAACGATGAACGACGAGCCATAGATACAATCATGACCAGACTCAGAACTCTCGTGCAAGAACAAGGTATACATCTAATGCTTGTATCTCACCTAAGACGAACACTACCACAAAACAACACAGCCGAAGAGGGAGGAAGCATATCTCTAGCTGACCTCAGAGGTTCACATGGTATTGCTCAGTTATGTGATATGGTGTTTGCTTTGATACGAAACGGACAAGCTGATACTGAAGACAAACGAAATTTAACAACGATACGAGTATTGAAAAACAGATTCAGTGGAGAAACCGGGCCATGTTGTTGGTTGAAGTGGGACAAAAATACTGGTAGGATGCAAGAACAAAAACAACCCGAACCAGCAGGAGAGAGTGATACGGATGCCGTCTTCCTTTAAATATACAGTATTAGATATAGAAACCGATGAGATACCGGTAACAAAGATACATTGTATATGTTGCATGGATTTTGAAACAGGAGAAACAAAAGAGTTTATTGATAACCTTGACGAGTTTGTAGAGTTTCATAAACAAGACCCGGAAAGAATATATATTATGCACAACGGTGTCAGTTTTGATGCTATCGTTCTTAGTCGACTATTACAGATTTGTTTACCACCAAAAAGAGTATGGGATACAATGCTAGCTTCACAGATGATACAACCACACAGAGATGGTGGCCATAGCTTGAAAGCCTGGGGCGAACGATTACAATGTGAGAAGATAGACTTCAAGGATAACTTTGAAACATACAGCAACGAGATGCTCTACTATTGTCGTCAGGATGTAGCCCTGACTCGTAAACTAGCCCAACATCTACAGCCGTTGCTCAAACCATTTGGTAAAGCACCGGTGAGACTAGAACATAAAGTCAGACACATAATTACACAGCAAGAACTCAACGGTTTTTACCTTGACCAGAAGAAAGCATCAATGCTGATGGCTGATCTTGAGGACAACTCCGGTCAGATAAAACAAGACTTACAGAAAATATTTCCACCAATAATAACAGAGAGATACAGTGACAAGACCGGTAAACGATTAAAAGATAACGTCGAAGTATTCAATCCAAACTCTCGTCAACAAATAATAAAACGATTGAAAGCTGTGGGGTGGCAGCCCGATCCTCAACGACTAACCCCAAAAGGACAACCTATAGTGGACGAATCGGTGCTCTCAGAGATTGATTTATCTGAAGCTAAAAAGATGTCAGAGTTTTTATTAATGCAGAAAAGAGTATCACAAATAAAATCATGGCTCGAAGCTGTAGGACCAGACAGCCGGGTGCATGGCAGAGTTATAACAATCGGCTGTGTGACACACCGTATGAGTCATTATAGTCCTAACATGGCACAGATACCCGCCAGTTATTCTCCGTATGGCCCGGAGTGTAGAGATTGTTGGACAGTAGAAGACCCCGTAAATTATTGTCTTGTTGGTTCAGATGCTTCATCACTAGAGATACGATGCTTTGCTCACTACCTTAATAATCAAAAGTATACAGACATTGTTGTTGGTGGTGACATTCACAATGTGCACAAAGAAGCTTTGGGTTTAGCTGATCGATCAGTATGTAAAACTTGGTTGTATGCCTACATCTACGGAGCCGGCAATGAAAAGCTAGGCAAGGTTGTTGGGGGTGGTATGTCTGAGGGCAAACAACTACGAGATAAGTTTGAGTCAGCCTTTCCAATGATAAGAGAACTAAAGAATAAAATTACGGCTATGATACGATCCAACCACGGTAACATAAAAGCTATTGATGGCAGACTTTTAGAATGTCGAAGTGAGCACTCAGCTTTAAATGTTTTATTACAAAGCTGTGGTAGTATTGTATGCAAACATTTTCTTTGTGAGATTGATCGCATGGTCAAAGAGAAAAAGTTAGATGCAAGACCGGTAGCCAATGTGCATGATGAAGTACAGTGGGAGGTCAAAAGAGATCAAGCCGAAGAGTTCGGTCAGATTACTAAACAAGCTATGAAACAAGCTGAAAAGATTTTACAGTTCAACTGTCCTTTAGATAGTGAATATCATATTGGGACAACTTGGAAAGAAACTCATTGACAACTATTTTTTTATGTGTTAGTGATAAGACTTAATATTAATAGACTTATATATGGATAAGTCACAACTTTAAAAGGAGAAATCTATGGCAAATTCGTCAAAGAACGACAGACCAAAGGATGTTATTGTCCAAGGTATCTGTCATTACAATCATTTATTTGAACCCGACAATACTTTTCCACCACCAAAGTTTAAAATTACTTTGCAAGTGGATGATAAAAATAAAAAGACACTTGAGTCTTTAGGTTTGAATGTAAAGAGTTCTGATACCAAACCGGAGCTTGGTAATTATATTGAAGTTAAAACAAACTTTTATAAAAAAGATGGAACTGAAAATCCCATTAAGCCGAGAGTGTTTGATACGAACAACAGACAACTAACTATTCAGGATGTACCAAACGGCCGTCTTGGTCGTGGTACGGAAGTGTATGTTAAGTTGAATCCATATCCATACACGTCACCCACAGGATCAAAGGGAGTTACAGCTATCCTTCGTTCTGTAAAAATAATTAAATTTGTGGCAGACACAAGCTCCGGGGCTGAGGACTTTCCTGAAGTAAATGCCCCACCGGTGGCTGAAGAATCAGCTACTTTTAATTAGGAGTTATCGTGGCGACTATTGACACGTTAGTACAAGATATTTATCGGTTGTTTGATGCCGGTGGTGTTGAACCTACAGATGAACAGCTTGAGGCTTTCTCAAAGTCGGTCACGAATTCTATTAGAAATTCTTTCCGGTATAAACCAAACGAGTCACGGGGACTTCGTATGTCGGCTCTTGGTAAACCGGAAAGACAATCTTGGTATGAATGTCATCGTCCCGATTTACGAGAACATTTAACAGCCGAAACAAAAATAAAGTTTTTATATGGCCATATACTAGAAGACTTGTTGTTATTGTTTGCTCGTATGGCGGGACATGATGTTACCGAAGAACAAAAAGAATTAGAACTTGATGGTGTTAAAGGACACAAAGATGCGACTATTGATGGTTGGATATGTGATATTAAAAGTGCCTCAAGCTTTGGATTTAAAAAATTTAAAAGTAATAACTTAACAAAAGAAAACGATTCTTTTGGTTATCTATATCAAATCAAAGCTTATGGAGAAGCTGAACAAAACGACAAGCTTTGTTTCTTAGCTATTGATAAACAGTTTGGACATATAGCTGTCTGCACTCCGGATAAAAAAGAACTACCAGATGTAAAAGAAAAGATAGCTAAACTTAAAACCTGCCTTGAGTCAGACACACCGCCGCCGAGATGTTATCCTGATGAAACTGATGGAGTTACCGGGAACAGGAAGCTAGGTGTAAATTGTTCTTACTGTTCATTTAAAAATGAATGTTGGAGTGACTCTAACAAAGGTAAAGGATTACGAAAATTTATTTATAGCAATGGCCCTCGTTGGTTAACAACAGTTAAGAACGAACCTAAAGTTCCCGAAGATATTCCCTAATGTTTAGTCGCATAAAGAAAAAAAAGGTAAAAGGAATTATCTTTCGGTCCGTCTTTGAATCAGAAGTTTGTAAGAAACTTATGGACAATAAAGTATTCTTTGAGTATGAAACCCTGACTATACCTTTTTCAGTCCCAGAATCTTATCATACCTATGTGCCTGATGTCGTATTGGCTAACGGCATAATTATTGAAATTAAGGGGCAGTTAACACTTGCAAATAGAGATAAACATTTGTATATACAAAGACAACTGCCAGAACTGGATATTCGTTTCGTTTTGCAAAATTCTAAATCAAAACTTTACAAAGGAAGTAAAACAACTTATGCTCAGTGGTTAAACAAACATAATTTTTTATGGGCAGATAAAACAATACCTCAAGAATGGATAGATGAAGAACCAAAAGAAGAACCAGACCGACTATTTATCAAAAGAAAAAGCAAGCCGTATAAGTATCGATCCCTCGACCAGTACAGAAAGAGAAAATCATGAAGGAGAAAACGAAAGAACCTTATTCAGAGCCATCATTTATCAAGCACTGCTGGATGCTAGTGCTACCGAAATTACTAGCAAAGAAAACATGGTCATTCAGCAAGATGCTGTACGATGGTTTACTAAAACTGCTGGGGTTACTGCCTCTTGGTTTGTTGATGTTTGTGATCTTGCTAATCTTAATTATAGCCAAGTTCGTGACTTTGCTGGTAGACTCATCCGTGAACCTGAAAAGGTTGATTTTGAACGAAAAAGGTTGAATGTGTTGTTAAACATGAGACATGGAGAAGATAATGACAAGTAACGATCCGGTTAACCACCCAGCTCATTACACAGTAAACGAAGGTATAGAGTGTATAGAGGCGATTGAAGCTACTCTTACACCCGAAGAGTTTCGTGGATATTTGCGGGGACAGGTCATAAAGTATGTTTGGAGATGTAATTATAAAGGCAAACGATTAGAAGATTTAGAAAAAGCTGAGTGGTACTTAAAAAAATACATTAACACATTAAAGAAAGGACAATAATTATGGATCCAATATCTGTGATAGTAGGATTAGCTATGAATTTTTATACATTAAATAACATAGATTTTTTTCAACAACGAGCTATTAATGAAAAAACAATGGATTGTGAGTGGGAGTACGTTGGTAAAACTAAAGCTGATCCAGCTAACACCAGCTTAACTGTTTTTGGCAATGTGTTTTTTAAACATAAATGTGAGAACAAAAAAGATGGTGTTGATACAAAACAATAAGTCTCCTTTTCGAACGACAGAATATAACAAGTGGGACAATCCAGCTAAACAAGCCGTTAGAAATTTTTTATTAGGGCTTGGTTGTCAGTT